TATTAAGTGTTGGTGTTGCATCCACAAATGCATTAACATTACAAATAATGATAGTAGTGATAGCATTACTGCCTGTACTAGCGTATACAGTTGTGTTTGTTGTTCCAATTGCTGTCGATGTTAATGCCATATTCTTCCCTGTTATAATAGTATGCTAAGTAGTACTGCTCGATTTTTACTCACTAGCTCGTCTGATGTATTTACGTTTGTAATATACAAGCCAGTTTTTCCTGGGCCAGCAGTAGCACTACTATAAATCTTAGTTTTACCTGAAGTTGATCCAGGTACAAGCACTTGATCGTCTAGATTAAAAACTCCGTTAACTTCGACATTATTATTAACAGCCGTAAAAACTAGATTGTTTCCGCTAGTGTTAGTAATTGTATCTTGGAATAAGTTTACATCACCAACTGTAATACCTACAGGACTTACAGTAGCAATAGTTGTCCCGCCAACATAAAAGTTAATGGTACTGCTGAATGCTTCAATTTTACTTTGCTCACTACCGCTTATTGCATCAGTAGGATAAAAAATACGGTCAACCGATGCAACTCCGTTAGCGGCCGCTACATAAGTGTTTACATATTTTTTAGTAGTAATGTCGTTATCTTGTGTTACACGCAATTCATAATTAGTAGTATTTGCTACACGCAATACTCCGTTTCCATTACGCATATCAAAAATTAAATCAGTATTACCATCATTAGTGATAGTAGCTACTTGTAATCCATTGATTACATTATCTGCTGTCTTTAATTGAAAAGTACCATTAACGTTGGAGTTAGAAACTCCGCTATAATGACTGATACTTTCATTAAACATAATCTGTGCGGCAGAATAAGTGCCGCGATGTATTTCAAATCCTGATTGATAATTAAACGAAATAGGAATACCAGCGCCAGTCACACCTGTATCAATAGTGAATATATTGTCAGCTACTGTAGTATTGGTAGATTCAATTGTAGTAGTTGTACCTTTAACATCTAAGTTACCTGTTATAATAGTAGTTCCTACTTGATCGCCCGTGTCCAAGGTTATAGTACCTCCAGACAAAGTCTGGAGTCTATAATTGCTTTGGCTTACTTTAAGTACTCTTGACATTTATAATCCTTACAGGGGACTAGCCCCTGTATTTTTATTAAGCGTTTTCGATTTGTACGCTATAGTTTAGTGTTGGTGTTCCAAAAGTCCATACAGCCGCAGGGCCATCTAATGAAAACTGTGTACCAGCACTTGAGCTTAAACGTGGAATTGCACATGGATTTAAAGTACAAGTATGATTAGTTAATTTACGAACTAAGTAAGTACCGCCTGCACTATCAGTAGCCACGATATTCATTTCAACACCTTGATCTGCTGTGTAACCTAGATCACCGGCTGCAACTTGTGTATAGTTAATACGAGCCATGCGTGTACCTACACGTTCCATAGTTGTATCAGTATCGCCTGTTTTGTTAACACGATAACGCTTTGACGAAACTTGACGTTGAATATCAACTTCAACTAATGAACCGCTAATATATGCATACGCAATGATAGCTGGTTCGTCTAGTGCCGCTAGTACTGCTGTCACAGTTAATGTACCTTTAGTACCTGTTGACAATGTAATTGTTGGAGCAGTTGCGTAACCAGAACCAGGATTAGTAATTGTAATAGATTTGATTGTACCTGTTGTTGATACAAATGTGCCAATAGTTAATGTTAAATCGTTTGTTGTAGTAACACCACCAATTGAAGCACCATCAATAACAATAGTACCCGATGTAGCATAACCAGAACCTTCTGTTGTTACAGTAACAGTAATAGTAGAGCTATAAGTTGTACCAGATGTTTTAGTAATTGTAAAAACTGCACCAGTACCAGCACTAGATGATTTTTGTACAACACCAGTATACGTACCAGCCGCAGAAACACCAGTACCAGCCGCAGTAAATGTTGTTTTATTTGTTAATGCACCAGCTGGATATGTAACAATAGTACCAGTTGCAGTTGTACCATTAGCAATAGTTGGAGCAGAAAATGTTGCTTGTGAAGTTGAACCGTTAGTAAAACCTGTTGAGTTGTTTGTGCCGCCGAAGGTAATGCTTGCTACACCTTCACCGCCGATAGCATCATCGGTCGGGCTGTTGGAACCAGTATTACGGTTACCAAAATATTTTTTATTTAGAGGACGTCCCATTTTGTTTTCTCCTTGAAAAACGGCGTTCTAGGCCGTACGCGGTTGGATTTCCGCATAAAATCCACACCATGTGGATCGTACTATGTATTTATGCGTAAGTGATTCGTATGCCTAGTTGGTACAAATAGGCTAAATCTCTGTGAGGAATTACAGCGTTACTTCTAAAACTAACTAGTATTCCAAAAGTAGAATCAGCTACCATAGCACTAGTAAGTCCTGTAGTTCCCCATAAATCTGTCGGGCTTCCGTAGGTATGATCGTTGCCAGGTTGAGGAATAGGAGGATCTGGAGAATCAGCAGTATACATATTTGCTACTGCTGGGTCTGTTGTAATGGCGCGGTTTTCTCCTATAACTACACCGTTATAAACTAATTGAATAATTAAATCTTCTGCACGGCCATAACGTTCCATTATAAGATTAAATTCTATTCCTTGTACTGTGCGATTAGCATTAGGGATGTTTAAATGTGTACACCATAATTGACTAGTATTACTAAGAAATTTTTCCATCCATAACCCACTGATTGTGTATAATGGCTTACTAGTCACAGCATAATTGTTTGATGAAATTGCACCATTATGATTCCAATCTATGCTGTCTTGATGGGTAACATCATTGTGTATAGTTACATTAGTTACACTGGTTGGTTGATAGAATGCAGTTGTTGTCATCATATATTTACCCAAACAAAAAGGACTCCGAAGAGTCCTTTTCATTGTCTTTAAGACTAACTTTAAATTACTGGAATTTAACGTTAGATGAAGTAATAGCAACACGACCTAAGTAGTCAGCGGCATTACCTAAAGAACTTGCTGTGTTTGACAACTCAACATAACCATAACGTGTCATGAATGATACGACTGGTTCGAATGTTGATGGATCTAAAACAACACCACTGCTCATCAATGGAATGTATGGGCAATAGAAAGCAGGAGCATCAGATTCTGAAGCACCTTTGTAACCGATAAGAATATCAGTTGAGTCAACAGCGTAGCTGTTTACATATACTTTCATAGCATTGTTCAATGTACCAACAAACTTAGTGTTTGTAGGAGCTTCGAATGTACCTTCTGTTGTACGAGCAAATGCGCTTGTAGTAGCAGATTGTAGAATTGTCAATGCAAATGGTGATACAACAGCGTAGTTACCAGCACCACGACGTGTACGTTGAGCGATTAAGTTGCTTACGCGATTAATCATAACTGCCAAGGCAGCATGCTCGTCACCAACGAATGTAGCTGTACCACTTACAGACGCTTGGTCATAAGTGTAACTTGCTGTACCGGCCAATGTCAACAATGATGCAATGATTTCTTGGTCGATTTCAGCTGTGATCTCTTGTGCAAGAGCAGCCATGATTTCTGCTTCAACGTCAATACCTTGTTGGGCTTGTGCGTCTTGAGCAGCCTCGAATGTCCAGCGAGCTGATAACTTACGTGTCTTAGCTTCAACTGTTTGTTTCAAGATTTGGATGCTTAATCTGTTACCAGCTTGACCTTCTAAAGTAGCTGTTGAGCTAGCTTTAGCAGAAGAATCATTTTGGTTACCAGAGTAAGAAGCCGCAATCTTGAATGGGCTTAATGCCTCTTCACCGGCTACTACACCAGCGCCTGATGATGAGTCAGCGTAACGCACACGCAATGTGTGAATTTGACCAACTGGACCAGTCATTGGTTGTACGCCTAACAACTCGTTAGCGATAACGGTTGGCATAACACGACGAATTACCGGTAAAATTACGCGGTTTAATGTTGCAACGTTGCCGGCAGAAGTGGCACCAGCTGTTGGGCTTTCTAGCAAATACTTACGAGTATTTTCTAGGGTTACACCCATTACTGATTTTTTTGTGCCTTGTAAGCCTTCTAATAGGGCTTCCTTAGTTTCTGCCCAACGTCCGTTTAATAGTTCTGACATTTAAATTTTCTCCTTAAAATTTTAGTCCAGCGAGTTTACGAATGTCAATGATATTGTTATCGAGCTCACTGCTATGTTTGGTGTTGGAAATCTTATTTCCGGTTACTTCTTTAGCCTCTACTAGTGCCTGTTTCTTCTGCGGTGCATTACCTGCTATTACAGCTGGCAAATATTTTTCAAAACTTTCGTTCAGCTTTGCAGTTTTTACGCCTTCCATCAGCTCTCCCATGATTGATTTCTGTTCCGTGTTTAGTGGAGCAAGTAATTCATTCATGATTGCTTTACGTTCTTGGGCTTCTTTCAAAGCCTGAATTTCTGCTTGTTTACTTTCTAACAATCTTTCAGCTTTGACAACGGCCTGAGCGGCTTCTTGCATTGCTTGATCTTTCAAGTCTATGACTTTGAGTAATTTTGCAGTTTCTGATTTTTCATTTAGGTAGCTTGAAGAATACTCAGAAGCAAAAGCTTCGAATAACTTGCGGCCAAAATCTGCTCTACGAGCGGCTTCAATATCTTCGCGCAATGCTGTAAGTTCAGAAGTTAAATTCTGAGTTACAACACCGTCGACTAATTGAGCGGCACGTTGTACAAATTGTTGTTTTACCTTGGTGATTTGTTGACGACCTTCGCGAACTAAACGTACTTTAGTTTCAGCAAGATCTTTCTTGTCTTTGTAAAACTCTGCGATTTCTTGAGCTAGAGCCTCAACTACGAATTGTTCCAGTTTACCAAACTTACTTGCCATGATAACTTGATCTTCGTGCAATTCTTTCACTTCAGAAGCTAGTTGGCGTGTAACAAATTCCTTCATTACTCCAGCCATCTTCTTACGTTCTTGAACTAGCTTAACTTTCATTTCAGCTAATTGCTTACGATCATCTGCAAATTCAACAATCTCACTGGCTAATTGTTCAGAGATCATGCGATCTACTGCGTCAATCATAGTGTTCTTGTCGTGTTCGTACTTCTGTGCGAATTCTTCGCGTAGTTGTTGAGTTAGAACTTCACGAGACTCGCTAATGCGAGCTTCGAAAGCCTGTTCAATCGACTCTTTGATCTCCTCAGAAATCATATTGTTTTCAAATAAACCTTTTAGTGCATCCAACATATGATTCTCCTTATTATTGGAGTTTGTTTATTATTGCTAATAAACTCTCTTTGAGATATTTCTGTGCTTTTGGGTCACCCTTGACTTCTTGCGCTATGCGCAAGGCATTATAACCACCACGACTATTCATCAGGTGTTCATAAATTGGTGTTGGATATGCTCCCGGAGCACTAGGTTGAGCTACCATATCTACTGTGATAATCTCAAAATCTGATACTTCACCGGATCCGTCTTCTTTGACGTTTCCGGATCCGCGACTTGACACACCTAACTTAACTCCGCTTTCCAGCATCGTCTTGATTAGTTGTCCCATTGGGGTTGGTAAAATTTTCAGTTTACCGTAACCATTAGGACCGTCCATCCACATATTAACTATCATGTGACTAACACGGTCCAGGTTAATTTTTAGATCATCTGGATGATCCACTTCTCCGAGAACTGAATAACCGTTCTGAATCTGATCGTTAAGGGTCTTAACAGCCTTGCCAATCTCATTAACAGGATAAACACGCTGGTTAGCGTTACGTATACCGCCCTGGATGCAAATCCCGGACATGTATAAGTTTTTTCCTTCTTTGTCATCAGATTCAACGATCATTTTTGCTTCGTTGAAACTGAGATTCTCTCGGAGGTATAACATATATTATATGTTCTCTATCAATTACTTACGGGCACGTAGAATAGCTTGTGTATTCTTCTCGCCTGTTGTTTCGCTATCGCCAGTGTCAGCACCTACGTTAGCACCTGGCTTAGCACCTTTCTTCTCTGCGCCGTGACCTTTGCCATCGTTTTTGTAAGCTGGAGCTTTCTTGTTACCAGGAACGTTAACGTTGCCGCCGTTCATTGTAGCTGTACTTGGCTTTAATAAACCGCTTTGTGTGCCACCTGATGTTGTTGAAAAGCTCTGAGCGATGTTAGCAGTAGTACCGCCCATATCATTCTTCATGTTGTCAATTAATGACTTGGTATTAGTACCGTTGTCACCATGTGATGGGTTAGGAACTTTGTTAACGTATTCCATTAGTTCTGTTTCTAAGTCGCCACCCATGTCGCCAGCACCCATGTCACCACCAAATGATGGATCATCGATACCGTCGTGATGTTCTGGCTCGTTCTCTTCGTCAGACATTAGTTGTTCAAATTCTGCTTTTAGGTCTTCTAATGCATCTTCTAGATCCATTACGCGATCTTCAATATCGCCACCTTCGGATTCTTCACCGTCGTCTTCACCGCCGAATGGATCTTCTTCACCTTCGCCGTCGTCTTCGCCGTCTTCTTCCTCTTCACCTTCTTCTTCCTCTTCACCTTCTTCTTCCTCTTCGGAACCGTAAGGGTTACCAGTGTCCTTGGCTTTAGGAGCGTCAGATTCTTCTTCCTCTTCTTCCATTGGAACTTCTGGTTCGAAGTCGTCTTCTAAAAGACTTTCGTAGATTTCGCGGCTTTTGCCTACTACGATATTATGAAATATTTCTTTTGCTGCCTGTTGATCATCGTTGATCAAAGCTTCTAGCATGGCTTCAAATTGAGCGCGGTCAGTCATGTTGATTCTCCTGTGGGTTGATTATTGATACAAGGCTGTAATATATTTACACTAATATTAAAAAAGTGCATGGATATAGACGAAAAACAGTCAGTTTTGACAATTTTTCTCTATTATGCCGGTGGAGCCGGTGGAGTTGCGTACATTGAATGTATAAATTCTAGTTCGTTCTCTTGTTCTAAAATGTGTGCTTCACTACTTTTGCGTAGTTCATTTAATTGTCTTAAAGTTAATCTAGTCTTACGTGTATCGGTTCTATGCATGACCGTGTCATCGCGCTTAGGATTGTAGCGTAAATCATTAGCCACATGCCTTGTATCGGGATCAATATAAAACAATTCTCTTAATATCATGATGTATTTATGCTGGAGGTGCTGTTGGAGCTGGCATGCCTGCTGGTTGTCCAGCGGCGGTTGCTTGACTTTCTGCTCCTGGTTCTTCTTGCATGTCTTCAGGAGCTGCCATATCGCCTGCGGCACCTAAGTCGCCTTCAATGCCTGCGGCTGATAAGCCTGCGCTACGCATTTCGCCTGCGGCATCAGTATGTGTAGGCTCGCCTTTACCAGACTCTTCGCCCCATAGACGTTCGTTTTCTGCTACTTCTTCGTCTGTTAAACCTAAGAAACGCTTTAATGCAAAGCGTTTTGACATAAACGGAACTGCTTGGATAGTATTAAATGTGTTAATACGCTCTGCATCAATGCTTGCTTGACGTGAACTTGCAAAGTTCATTGGGGGATTAAACTTTAATTCAAACAAATTAGCGTCTAAGTTAAGTCCTTTGGCATGCATATACATTTTAAACTCTTCATCAAACACTGCTGTAATAAGACTTTGCAGTCTTTCACAGTATTTGTTAAAGCGTAACTCTTGAATGTATGCTGTTCCTACTCGTCCATCATTAAAACTTGCTTGGCTATCGTCTGCGCCTGTGGGCAAATAGCTACTTGGAATACGTAAACCGCGGAATAACTTGTTAGTAAAGTACTTTAAGTCGTCAATTTCGCCTAAGTTAGTACCACCTGGCAATGTTTCTACTTTAGAACCGCGTCCTTCTGCTGTTGTTGGAAAGAAATAGTCTTCATTAATACTTAAAGGATTGTAAGCACTATCAACAACGTTCTGTCCACCGCCACTTTGACTTGGAATTCTACGTTGATGTATCTCATTTTTAACACGTTCAACGAATGCCATAGCCAAATGACTTGGCATATTGCCCACGTCAATGTGAAACACACGACGTTCTGGAGCACGTTGTATACGATAAATTAGAATCGCATCTTCTAATAGTTCTTTTTGTTTGTAAACTTTAAAAATATTTTCTAATAAACTGTTTCCAAACGGAAAGTTATTGTCTAAACCTTCTGACAAACTTAAATGTACAATATGTTTAGCATCTAATGCACTTTCGTTTTGATTAAGACCAAAGCGACTGCCGTTGCCACTTGTAGGACTATTGCCCACTGGGCCTTTGCTACTACCTGGACTGCCCATCATTCCGCCATAACTATTACCGCCAGCGGCATTGTTACGTGGGTTAATATTAGGAGTAATTTGTGTAACTACTAAATTTTCAAAGTTAGGAGCAAGATCTTTAACAACATATTGCTCAGGTTTCTTACCTTCGCTTTCATTTACAATAACTTTGATAATTTGACTTGGATCTACATAGGTCCATTTTTGATTTTCAGGATCACGTACAAAGAAAGCATCGCCATATTTGAATACATTACGTACAATACGGAAGATTCGTGTTTCAAACTTTTGTAGTTTACACCACTGTTGCATGTATTCTGCAAGAATCTTAACTTCACTGTTAGTGGCTTTGTTGCGCCAGCTGACTGTAAAGGGGCTTTTGCCGTCTTTTAATTTTTGTGTACAAAATTCTGCAAGGATATCTAATGCGGCATTAACTTCTGGATCACTATCCATTACTTCATACTGGCTATAACGCTCAATACGGTTAGGACTTCCAGTATATACGTCTGGCAAATAGTTGCTGTAGTTAGTTTGACTAGGACCTAAAGCGGTACTGCCGTTAAAAGGACTCAGTGTGCCTGATGTGTTTGTTGCTACTGGTGTAAAATACTTTTTCCAACTCATTGATGGCTGTCCTTAGGCATATTTGTTGCCGCTGAGGCTCTTAGTAGCTTTAATCTGTGCTTGATTCAAATCAACTGATTTGGCACTGTGCTGAACTAATTGCACTATACTAGTATTTAACCTTACAAGTTGTTCATTGACGTCTTTTAGAGTAACTGCATCTATATTCATAGCAGGCATTTGGCTAGCTAGTTGTTGCGGAGATGTAATTGATTTAGGTTCTTCTGCTATAGTTGATTGTTTTAGTTGGCTATTTACATAGGCATTAGGATTATAATCTACAGTAGGAGTATTAATAGAACTTACTTTAGTCTTAATCCCTTCAAACATTTGACTAATATTCATATTAGGCATTGATTTTGGTTGTGCACCACCAGTATATGATTTAATATTGTTCATCATGCTTTCAATACCGGCATTTCTTGATCCGCGAGCAATGTTATTCAATTGATCTAAGTTAACTACACCTTCTTCATTATGTAATAATGCAGGAGTTCCTTTTGCACTGAACTTTTCAATCAATGAACCAGTATCGCCTAAACTTGTATTTGCTCTACTAATTGGTTTCTTATCTCCAAACCAATTATGCCATGCTTTTTCTATTGCACTTTCTTTTTTAGGTTCAACAGCTGGTGTTGTAGTTGTAGGAGCTGGAGTTGTCGTAGGTTTAGTTTCATCAAACTTAGGCACATTAGGCGCGGCATAAGTTGAAGATTTTTTGTCATTAGGCTTACCAGCGTTAGCAACGCCATTTAACTCGTCTACAACTTCTTTTAATTTTTTTCTAGCTTCGTCGCCTTTGCCTTTAACGTCAAATAGTTTATCTCCTAACTTGTCTAATGCGGCTGATAGTTGTTCTGCACCGCCATCTGCCTTAGTGTAGATATTAATCTGTTTAGCGGCTTCTTCACCGGCTGCCCTTTTCTTTTCGTCTAAATTTTGTTTTGCTTCTACTACTTTAGTTTCAGTTGTAGGTTTGACAATTGCCGCGGCGTCTTGTCTAGCTTGTCGTGCGGCTTGTGCAGGAGTTAAACTTGGATTTTTTTCTAAAATTTGTCTGATACGAACACTAGTAGTATCTTCTGCTAATGCTTTTTTAAATGCTTCTCCTAATGGACTACCGTTGGCCGCTGTCTTTGCAAATTCTGGTTTACCTCTTTCTACCGCGGCATCAGCCATGGCCTTTTCCATCAATGCTCTACCGGCAGCTTGATCTGCCGGTGTTCTTCCTCTAGCAGATAATGCGGCACCTCTTTGGAATTCAGCGGCACCTTTTCCACCTAATGACTGTAAGAACATCCTTTGTTCAGGAGTTATTCTTCCACCAATAGCAATGTTAGCGGCAGTTTTTTGTGCAGTTTCTCCAAATCCAGTAAGTGCAACTTGAGTTTTAATAAAACTTTGTCGTTGATCTTCTGTCATTAGACGCATTTTAGCGGCAACTTCAGGTTGTTTTAATCGTTCTTCTAATTCTGCTTCAATCGCATCTCGACTCTTGCCTGTAAGATTAGTTTGATTTTGAATTTGTACTGCTAGTTCAGCGTTTGCTTTAGCTAAAGCATTGCGCTGTTTTTCGTCAGCCATGTCAACTTTAGTTGCATTCATAGATCCAATTGCTTGGATACGAGCCATTTCATTGGTTAATGTGAAATCATAACGCTTTAAAGTTTCGCCTAATGCTCCAGGAAGTTTCCTAGAAGCGGCAGTCATTTCTATTATGTAATTACTAGCTTCGTTTGTATTCTTACCTAGACCTTGTAAGGCTTGGCTTTGTTTGGCCATTAAGTCTACATACTCTTTGACCGTCATGCTACCTTTTCGTAGCTGTTCACCTAGTAATGATGCATCTAATCCGCCAAGTCCAGCTTTCGCGGCTGTTTGTGCATCACGAACACTTTGATCTACCATACCTACTAATTTGCCAGCGGCGACTCCGATAGTTCCTCCAAAGCTAGCAATGTCTTTAATAACTCCGGCGGCTCTGTCGCCATCGTCTGCCATGGATCTAAATGCTATACCTGCTTTAGCTACTGGTTCGATTAGTTCTGTTAACCTTTTGTACAAGGTCATTAACGGCCCAGAATCAATTTTAGGTTCAGCTGAAGCCGGTGGTGAGGCCGCACTATTGGGTTTGCGTTCGGACGAATTACCTTCTTCAGCCATAAAAAAATCCTTGGAAATATGCGTATATAAATACTATGCATTATATTTATCTGGAGATAAAACCATGAGTTCCAACCCTTTACAACAGTATTTTAGACAACCTAAAATTTATATTAAATTACCTAGCGAAGGCGTGTTTAATAAACCCGGAAGCATACAGGGAGATGTTACTAATTTACCCGTTTACGGTATGACTGGTATGGATGAAATTATTATCAAAACTCCAGATGCGCTGATGTCAGGCGATAGTACCACTAAAGTTATAGAAAGTTGTTGCCCTAGCGTTAAAGATGCTTGGGATATTAGTATTTTAGATACTGAGATAATTTTTACAGCTATTAGAATTGCCACATATGGTAATACTATGAGCGTATCTCATACTTGTTCAGGATGCCAAACAGAAAATGATTATGATATTGACTTATCTAGAATAGTTGATCATTTAAGTACTTGTAAATATCAAAACAAAGTTGTACTAGATGAGATTATTCTTAAAATACAACCATTAAACTATCGCCAGTCAACTAACATTAATATTAAAAACTTTACATTACAACGTAAGTTATTTCAAACAGATGCATTAGAAGATGAAACTGAAAAACAAGCTAGCATTGATCAGCTATGGAAAGAACTAGCAGAAATTCAAAATGATGTATACTTTGCCAGCGTTGAAAGTATCGAAACTCCAACTGTTGCAGTAACAGAAAAAAATTATATCGTAGAATATCTTAAGAATTGTGATAAAGCTATATTTGATGCTATCAAAAAACAAATAGACGCTAACAGAGATGCTTGGAAGTTTCCCGGATTCTTGGTTAAATGTACAACTTGTAATCAAGAAACTAATCTTTCAGTTGAATTAGATCCTTCAAGTTTTTTCGTTCAAGCCTAATTGAATTGTCCGATGAGGAAATACAAGAACGTTTAATTAGGCTAGACAAGGAAATTGCAGGATTCAAGCAAGAGTTATTTAGAATCAGTTGGTATATGCGCGGTGGGATAACTGTAAATGATTTGTTACACAGTTTTAGTCACGATGACCGCAGTGCGGCATACGCTGTTATTAAAGAAAATATCGAAGCTACTAAAAATACTGGAATGAACTTAGTTTAAGGTTCTTGTCCAGCAGGTAGTTGTACGTGCTTGTTGAGTTTTTCATTGCCCCACGTTACTCCGTTAGGGCTTATACCTATAATTTCCCAACCACTAGAAGTTTTATAACCCACACCTTTAGGTTTCTCAGTTTCTGATGAACTATAAGGATTTACAGGCTTGCCTTCAGGAGTTTTTGGCTCTTCGCTAGGAGTAGTAGCGGGTGCTGTAGCATTAGCATCGGTAGTTGCGGCAGTATCAGAACCAGCAGTAGGTGTAGGTGCCGCTTGAGATTGTTTGGCAGCTACTTTTCTTCTTAGTTCGTCTTCTGCACCTGTTTGATTAGGTTTTATTAAAGCTAAGATTTTATCGGCTAATTGTAATACATCTTGGGCCGCTTCGGCTTGCCCTTTTAACATAACATCGCCCGTGGCTATTACATATCCCATAACGGGTAATTTTGCATTTTCTTCTAAACTTGCGGCAATATAATTACCAATAGTACCTATGTCTGCTTCATTGTTAATTTGTTGTAGTACATATAGTTGTTCTACGGCTGATAGTCCCATCAAGACTTTTCCAATGCCAGATGCTGTACTTACTGCGGCTGTTCCACCGCCAACAGTGCCAGCGGCTGCCGCTCCAACAGAAGCTACTTTTCCAAATAGCCATCCTAGCAGTTTAATACCTACACCGCCCACAAGCAATGATCCAATAATGGCCGCTAATTGTGTATGCCAAATAGTGTTATTCTGTGCATGAGCTTTTTCTGCCCATGCTAATAAATCTTCATCAGTACTTTTCTTTCCAGCGGCTTTGTCTGTAGGAGTCATGCCTGCTTCGATGTACTGTCTAATTTCTTCTTCGTTGTTAACAAATGTAACAAAGTAGCCATATGCGGCTTCTAATAATCCAGCGGCAAGTCCAAGACTAGACAACCAATGTTTTCTAATCACTTGTGCCGTCCATTTAAATGGAGCTAGTACTAGGCGGCCAGCACCGCCACCAAGTCCGCCGGGTTTAATATTCTTTACAGGTTTAGCTTTTGCACCAGTACTTGCGGCTTCAATTTCTTTGTAAGCGACTTCTGCTCTTTTAGTAGCTTGTGCTGATAGTTCTTCTACTAGACGTTTATCTTTGGCCATTTCACTGGCAGCTAATTTAGGATCGTTAGCCAGTTGTTTAGCCCACCACTGTTCAAATGTATCTACCTTGGCTTTTTTGCCGTAAGTAGCCATTTGTTGTGCAGTTTCATAAGCGTATTTGTTTGCCCAGTTGTTGATAAACAAACTTTCAGCTTTGCTGAATCCAAAAATCATACGTCCTGCTTTGCGAGCAAGGAATCCACCAACTTTAGCCAAAGCCGCACCAAGTTCTCCGACACCTGATACATCTTCCTTTAAGTCGTGATTTTCCTTTAAGATAATGTCTGTTACTTTCATAAAGGTATTTATCGGTATTAGTAGATGAACTACGTTCATCTGTTCTTCGCTTCAGCTCGAACTTGTTTCATTGTATTAATGTAGATTAAACGCGAAGCGTTAAGATATTATCTAGATTGTTCAGTCACACTTTGCCCTGGCGGGCAAAGTGAATGGACATTATCTGAGTTGAACAATATCACCTAGCGTTACTGCATTACAGTGGCGGTCATCCGGTACCACGAGCAGAGTCTTTATATGACGGCGGCTTGCACACATACGCTAACACATGTACAAACGTGGGGCTACTACCCCTCTTTTAGCCTTGAAAATTATCTCCAGTAAATCAAACGGGTTTGCGGCATATCCCATCATCGTCCGGTAAAGGATAGTGATTTACAGCTCTGTCACCAAGCAGAGATTACCTTGCCGCCACACATCAGAGCGGATTCGGGGCACAATATCAACGCCTGTGCGGGCTTATTTGGTGATTTAAGAGCCTGATTTATTACGACTTGAGTATATGTGAACCATGTACACGCACTTGAATATGACCATTATAATAGTCTTTTGATTCAAGAACTCTACGACTAAACTGTTCACGAGCCTCTATGTAACTACATTCTGCCTTACTTTTGCAATAGAAAAGTATTTCTCTTTGGAAGTTTTCTTGACCTAACTGCGTGATATCTTTGGTGAGTTCTGGACTAGACCCATAATAAGTCCTCCAGTCACTGTCAATTTTACCACGGATTTTCTTTTTTTTCTTAGTTCCGTTTTTTAATTTAACTGTTTTATAAGTTGTTTTAGAAAATTTTGCTAGTTTTTTGCCTATGTACATACGCCCTGTGATTGTATTTGTTATGATATAAACAAACCCAACACAATCTTCGGGCAATTCTTCTACGATTTGATTTTGGTATGACCAGGACATTAACTATGTAGTTTATTCTGTCCCACCCGCCCCTGCCTTCTGGTTTGCCTTACGTGCTAATTTTTCCCTATCCAGCCAAACACGATACTGTTGTACATGTTCACGCCGTTCACGAGCTATCTTGCGAATTTGCGCTAGCCAGTAGCGCATATTCTCTCCTGCCCGCCTTGTGCCTTTTGCTTGCCAATCTTGATTTGCCTTAAAATATTCCTTGAACGCCGTCATGAGACGCTCGTGCGACTCTTCATTTTGATAATCAACGGGCTCTACATGTTTGCTCATTACTCAGTAACTTCTAAATCCGTAGCATACGACGTATAGCCGTTTTCCTTAACAACTTTCAATACATTATTCACACGTCCGATAAGTTCATCTTTATGTGAAATTAGGAAAATGTTCTTTTTACGTTCACGAGCCATCTTTTTAAGTACAGCCAGCGCACCTTCAACACCTGACGCATCTAAGCCGTTGTCAATAAGTTCGTCAACAAACAGTAAGTTAATCTGCTGATACAAACTTTCCCATACATCACGGAAGCTGAAAGACAAGCCTAAAATTAAACGATTGCGTTCGCCACGTGACAAGTTGTCAAAGTCCAAGTCTTGTCCTAATTGTGTGATTAACACTGACAAGTCATTTTGGAAAGCAACTGTATGTGGCAAGCCCATCTTGTCGAGATAGTAGGTTAAACGATTGTTCAAGTAAGCCAAGTTCTGGTCAATAATCTTCTTGCGAATAAAGCTGTCCTTACTGGTCAGCAGTTTAAGCAAAAACTCCTGATGCTCTTTTAAACTGTTCAATTGATTGATACGGTCCCAAGAAATTTCTTGTAGGGCAGTATCAGTCATTTCGTCAATTTGTTCTTGATAATGATCTGTTTCACCTATCTTAATAGACAACTGTGTTTCCAAAGTTTTAAGATTATTCTGATGTTTTAGTGCTTGTTCGACAGTATCATAGTAAGTGTCTGGACGAGCAGTTACTTCGCCAATGAGAGCAATTTCGGAGGTAATCTTAGCAAGGTCAGCGTTGACTTTATCCAAGTACTTTTGTGCTTCTTCAATGTGCTTGGTAGCTTCGGTAGTCATTTCTTCATGCTTATGGTCATGGAGATCCTGTTCACAAGCGTGACACTTTTTGTCTTGCAGTTTAGCAAGCTCGCCAGCGTACTTTTTTACGCTTCGCTCCGCTTGCGCTGTCGCGCTATCCAACGTAGCCCGCTCCTTATTCAGGCTTTTCAGCTTGGCCGCTTTCTCGTCATAGGCTTTTAGCTCGGCATGTTTAGCTAGCTCTGCATCGATATCTACACTTTCAAGTTCAATAATAGCACGGCCAATCTTTTCAATTTCCTGCTGATGCTGATTGTTCCAAGCACTTTGTTTAGTCAGCAAATTATCAATACTCTTTTGAATATTTTCATTGGATCGTTTAGCCGCTTCAATGTCTGCACTTTCCTGTGTAATTGTATCTTTAGTCTGTTTTACTAGTTCTTTAAGAGCTTCTGCCTTTTCTGACAATAGCGTAATACCTAGCAACTGTTCGATAATAACTCGCTGGTCGTTAGCCCGCATGCTTAGGAACGGTTCTGTATAAGTGTTAAGCGCAACAATGTGCTTGAACATATCGGGACTCATGCCCAACAACTCATCCAAGTCCTTTTGCGTTTCACGCATATCGCCCTGAGCGTCGTCTGTTTCTTCAGTTTCTTGTGCTTGGTCGTTGACAAAGAACTGTAACACATTAGGCTTGCGCCCACGTTCAATACGATAATCCATGCCGTCTTTTTCAAAGGCAAGTGTTACTAACATGTTCTTATTGTTAATCTTATTAATAAGATTATCTTTTTTAATGTTAGTTAACGCATTGCCAAATAGTGCATAACTAAGAGCGTTTACAATGGTAGTTTTACCAGTGCCGTTTCTGCTACCGCTGTCATCACCTCCTTGATCTAAGTTTTCACCTAGTACAAGTGTTAAGTTTTCTTGGGCAAAATTTACAGCCTGGGTTTGATTACCCACGCTCATAAAGTTTTTAACTGTTAGTTCTTTTAATTTTATCATAGACTGTTATAAATTTCCAACAATACGTTTTTGTCAAACTGTTCCGATTCAATGTTTATAATTTGACTGCTGACAATTTGATCAACACTTTCAAATGCTTGGACATCAATGTTGGTATTAATTTCAAGGTCCTTCTTTTCTGCAATAAGTGTAAGCTCACGGATATCGTGTTTTTTAATAAAGGTTTCTTTAATAAAACTAGCTTCTTCGTAGCTGATATCGATATCTAATGTAACCCGCAAGTGTTGCTTGGGTTTGATAATAGTATCTTCTTCATCGATTAGCTGACTTAGCTTAACAGTTCTAAAAGTAGGTTGATCCGGCCAACTGTGATATACTGGCTCGCCGTCCCACTCTAAAATCATCATACCGCGGTCATCATCCCATGCATCCGCATAGTTGTGCGGAAATGCATTGCCGATATAAATCATGTTTTTCTGTTGCTGGCGTTTGTGGAAATGTCCACTAAATCCTAGCTCATATTTCTGGAAACTATTAAGTTGAATTTCACCGTGATCCGGCATCTGTACCATAGCATTCATAAAGAAGCTGGGCAATTCAAAGTGTCCAAAAATATACTTGCCGCCTTTTTTACTGATAGTTTTCCACTCGTCACCTACTAACCACGGACAGAGAGTAACTTCACCAATAGTGGTAGGCTCATGCACAACAGTAATCCCAGGAATATACTTTCCAAACTCGACGGAATGAATATCCCGTTTGTCTTTGTAATATAAATCATGATTGCCAGGGAAAAAGTAAAATTGATCAAAAGCCTGACCCAGCTTTTCCAAGGCCCTAAGGCTATAGTCCATAGTAGTGATATTAAGACTATTACGATTGTGATGCCAGTCCCCCATAAATATTCCAGTATCACAGCCTTC